AGGTGGTAATGACCTTAACATCATGACTTTTAAATCTTCTGATGTTGCACACGGTATGACTGGTAATTTTGAAACTGATACTTTTGCGGCTTTTAGAAAACAATCTGCAACACTCGGTGGTTTAGCTATTAGTTCTCAGTCTGAAGGTACTGAATCATTAAAATTTAATGTTAGTCATTCTAATGGAACAACAACTAAATCAAGTAGTGGTGTAGGTGCGGTAATTGTTGGTGTAAGTGAAAAAAGTGGCACAGGTGTTGGTGGAAATGGTACTAACGATAATTTATTGGTAATAACTGATTATACTTCTACACGATTTATCTTTGATGCTGATGGTGACTTTCACGCTGATAGTTCATCTACTACTTTTGATACCTATGAGGATGCTCAATTAGTTAGAGCTTATGATTTATCTCATGGTAAAGGTGTTATTAACTCTCAGTTTGATAAATATATACAATATCAACATGAAGATTTAGCTGATGCAGGTTTAGTTGGTAGAGAAGATGATGGCACACCTAATCACTTTATTAATGTTACTGGTTTCCAAAGACTACATAATGGTGCAATTTGGCAACAATATGAAAAACACCAAAGACTAGCTAAAGCAGTATATGAACTAGCTAAAGTAGCGGTTGGTGAAGATAAAGCCAATGAGATACTAGAACAAAACGAAATTAAATTATTAAACTAAGGAGAAACAAATGGCAATAACAGCAAATATGACAACTCATGATGGCGTGGCACTAACAAGTGCATACGTTAGAGTAACGTCTGCATACGTAAAAAAAATGGGTACTGATTGGAAACTAGTCTATGATGTTCTTATATATAAAGATAAAGATACTCGTGATGATGAAACAAAAGAACAATCTATGCGTATATCTAACAGACATGTAGATCATTTTAAAATTGACTACAGTTTAGATGCAACAGATAATCCTGTTAAATTAGCTTATGCTGATTTGAAAACTAATAGCCAGCTATCAAATGTTAAAGATGCATAAGGAATAAAGTACCATGGAAATGGAACCCCAAACCGAACGAGAACATATTATTTCAATACAAGGACATATAACTGGCGTGAAAAGAGATATTAATAATTTAAAGGATGATGTATCGCATCTGCATAGAGACGTAGAAAAATTGGGTGGCAAGATAGATAAGATCTATTGGGTTGTACTGACTACAGTGGGGGCTGTAGCCTTAATGGCATTAGAGACTTTATTAGAAATGATGAATTAGTGGCAAAGAAAGCTAAAGCATATTCAGATCATATTAGAATTAAAAAGGGCACATCTATAGGTAGGCACCCTATTACAAGCAGTATGAATAAAAAAAAGAAAGCAAGTTTTAAGAAATATAGAGGACAAGGAAAGGCAAGATAATGGCAACAGTATCATCACAATCACAAGGCATACAGACAACTGTAGGTGATCAGGTAGAAAATCCAGATCTTCCAGCAGGTTCTACAGTAACAGCACAGTTACAAAATGTAGGTGTTGGTGAAACTATGGGCACTTCTGGGCTTGGCACAACATCACCAGCAGCTGCTATGTCAACAGGTCAAATGTCAACTCAAGCTGGTACAGGAACAGGAACTGCAGCTACTGTAGGTGCAGTTTCACCTATAGCCGCAGGATCTTATGCAGCACAAACAGGTATAACAGCACCTCAAGCAGCAGATGAACAATTAGCTACACTTACTCAACCAGCAGTTGGTGCGTCTGGAACTATTACTAGCCAGGCTACAGTACAAGGACAATTAGAAAACATTACACAAGATATTGAGAGTGCATTAGCTAATAACACTCCATTGCCTGCATTTGCTAGAGGTGCATCTAAAATGGCTATGGCAGCTATGGCACAAAGAGGATTATCTGCAAGCACTATTGCAGCAGACGCAGTAGCTGAAGGTGTACTTAGAGCATCTACACAAATAGCAGCAGCAGATGCTCAAACATATAAAGAAATGGTATTTCAAAATCTTAGCAATAGACAGCAAGCGGCTACTATTAATGCTCAAAATTTTTTTCAAATGGACATGGCTAATTTAAACAATAAGCAGCAAACAGAATTAGCAAATACACAAATACGACAACAATATTTATTATCTGATCAAGCAGCAGTAAATGCTTCTAGACAATTTAATGCCACAAATAAACAACAAACAGACCAGTTTTTTGCAAATTTAAATACTTCAATAAAAGATTCTAATGCAAAAAGAGCAGATGCTATGGCTCAAGTTAATATTACAGAACAGAATAAGATAAATGCTACCAATGCAAAGAATCAAGTAGCTGTAAATGAAGCTAATGCAGCAAGACAGGCTGCACTTAATCAGTTCAATGCATCTTTAAAAGATACTAGAGATAAATTTAATGTAGAGAATCAAAGAGTAATAGACCAAAGTAATGTAGAATGGAGAAGGGCTATTAATACAGCCAATACAGCAGCAATAAATGCTACTAATCAAACTAATGCTCAAAACAAATTAGACATCTCTAACTATGCTATGAATGCTTTATGGCAGCAATGGAGAGATGAAGCATCATGGGCAAATACAGGACTTGAAAACGATAAAAACAGAGCACACAATATGGCTATTGCAGCATTAGAAAGATCTACCACATTTGATATAATGGATGAGGCCAAGAAAAATACTTTAATAACTACACTTGGAGATTTTGCATTTAAGTTATGGGGTGCTCAATATAAATATGGTGGAGATACGGAGGAAACAACATAATGTGGGACATGATAAAAGCAGGCTACGAATCAGCTAAAGATATATTTGGCTTTGATGAAAGTGACATTATTAGAGAAGGTGTAAAGTATTATAATGAATCTAGAGAAGGTGCAGGTAGTAGGTCACAAGAGTTGGCAAACATATACGCATCTACTAGGAATCAAAGTTTTCCTGGACGTGTAGAAGTAGGAGTAAGGACTCCTGATGCATCTTTTAATTTAAGAGGAATTGATAGAGGGGCAACAACTGATGCAGAAGTTTACTCTAATAAATGGAGTAATATTTTTAGACGTGCAATTTTATTATCTAGAGAAACTACGCCTACACTACCAATAACAATTACTTCAAGAAAAAAAGAAACTAAAACTAGTGGAGCATCCACTAAAGCATAAGTAACAAATTAAGGATTAAATATGGCAATAGAAGAATTTAGTGCACCAATACCTGGAGAATCATTAACAGAAGAACCAGGCAAATGGTCGTGGGACAAACCTCCAAGATTTCCAAAATTTGAGGATGCATTAGACACAACAATGGAAAGAATGTTTTCTCCTAAAAGTGTATCTAAAGTATTAACTATGCTAGATGCTGGAGTAGATGCAGAAAGTATTTCAAGAGTAGTTTTATTTTCTGGTTTTATGGAAGGACAATACACTCCTGATGTAGCAGTATTAATGGGACAAAATGTATATGAGGCAGTAGTAACTATAGGAACTATAGGGGGTATTAAAAATTTAAAATTAGAAAATAAGCCATCTAATAAAGATGACATAGATTTTGCACAAGAGATGGCAAATTTAAAATTTACAAATGATATAAAAGAAAGACCAATAAAAGAAATTGCTACTAAAAGTAAAGAACAAACTATGGGTTTAATGGCAAAACCAGAAGTTAAAGAAGAGGAGATAGTGTAATGGGCATTGGAGATGGATTAATGTCGTTAGGCATAACTACAATTGATAGTGTAAATAAAGGAATTGATGAGTATTATGATAAAGTTGATGAGGGTGTAGCAGAGGCAGAACAAAAAGCAGCACAATTTCTTTTAGACAATACCAACCGTGGTGCAGAGTCAATTAGATCTGAAAAAAATTTTTATAATAATTTAACTAGAAATAGAAAAAATAATTTTAATCAGATACTGTCAGAATATGGTCCTGATAAACTAGAAGAATTAAATGTGCTATCTGAAGCAAGGCCTGATTTATTTTCTGGAGATCTTGCTCAATCAAGGCTAATGGTTCAAGCATTTATAGAAGATAGATCTGCTCCTAATATTGACGAACAAGGAAATATTACTGTGCCTAGATTTGATCAATCACTGGGAACAACACAGTTTGTGCCACTTGAAGGAGAGGGTGCAGATTTTTATAAACAGTCTATATTTGGAAGAGAAAAAATTACTGGTGCTGAATTATTTAAAAGACAAAGAGATGAACTTAACAAAAATGTTTTTAAAGGTTATGGAGACAACTATGGTTTAAAATCTGCAGACTTACATTTAGGCTCTTTTGCAAAAGCAAGTAGTCCTGCTAAAGAAATTATAGAAACTAAAAGAGATTTTAATACAGGTTTAGAAATAAGTCCTAGTCAAGTTACAGAAAGTATTACAGAAATTGTAAATAGGCAAATGCTTAGTGATCCTTTTGCAATAACTAGAGGTCAAATTGTAAGTGCTACTAATTGGTATCCTGTACAAAATTATGATACATTATATGCAAAGGCCTATACTGATAACAGAGGAGATGCATTAGGCACGCAATCAGATGTACTTAATTTTTCTATACAAATGCTTAATGCAATTGAGGAAAGAGACGGTGAAGGTGCCGCACAATCAGCTGTAAATAGTGGTGCTTTTACTAGTGACAGTGTTATGGCAGTTATAATGAGTAACCCTGCAGTTGAAATGTCAAGGATTGCATTAGAAGAAGGTAGAAAAATAGATATGACATTAAATAAAGATATTAATGCAGGAGAAATAGCATTAAATGTTCCAACTAATGAAAGATCAGATGAACAAACTGCAGCTATAATTAAAATGAAAGGGATACAAGCAGATTACTATAGAAATGCGCAACTTACTGTTCAAGAAAGTGGCTTCTACACTAGAAAAAATGAGTTTATAAATTTGGTAACACCAAATGAATTTCCATCAGAGTTAGGAATTAAAATTAAAGGAAAAAATATGTTAATAATACCTAATCCTTTAGATGGTTTAGTAAAAATAGTTCCTTCTGGTAACGCTGCAGATGACAGCGAATCAATAAGAATGCATGTTAGGTCATTTGTAAGAGAAGAAAAAGGCGGATACGCAAAGAGTGGATCAGACGGTCAGCCAAATTTATATTACAGTGAGAAATATGGTTATGATAAAGAAACAGGCATTAACAATAGATTTGAACTTGTGCAACAACATTTTATGAGAAATGATGCATTTGGTATAAACTTTGTAGATCAACTTAGAGGCAATATAAAATAATGGCTGAAATTACTCCATTAACAATGGAAGATTTTGATACTCCTGAAACAGATGTAAATAAAAAACAACCAACTCCATTAACAATTGAAGATTTTAATGATCCTGAAACAGATGCAATACTGTCGGATGATGAAAAAATTAATTTTAATACTGATACTATTTATCAAATACAACAAAAAACTAACTCTAAAACTATACCTTTTATAGAAGAACAAGATCCAGATGAGGCAGCTAAAATAGAACCAGGTAAGGCTTTTTTATTTGGTTGGTATAATGGTAAGTCACATCTTAAAAGTTTTCAGGCCCACATATTTAATTGGGCTGATAGGGCTGCAGACAATGCTATAGAATTATTTGGCGGTGATGCAAGAAAATGGGAATACGAATACTTATATGGAAATAATTTTGCACAACAAAATAATATTTTAAGTAACGCAGAGTTTAATAATTTAGATAGCAAATTAAAAGAAAGAGAAGAGTTTAAGTCTAGTTTAAATTTTACTTCAACTAAAGTAGGTACAGGTAAACTTAAAAATGCTATAACAGAGCCAGTGTATACTTCAAGTTTAGATAATCCTAGCAAACAAGCATTAGCAGATTTATTCACTGAAAGATTTGTTGGTAAAGGTAGAATGATGCCTTTATCTAAAAGGCTAGGAAGTTTTGTTTGGGATAAAAATTATCGCTATGAAACTTTAGTAGGTCTAGACTCATACATAGATTTATTAAGAGAGAGAGCAGTTGAGTTAAAGCCTAATAATTTTAAACCAGATTACTTTGGAAGATTTCAACCAGAAGGAGTATGGGAAAAAACTATGGCAGGATTTGGACAAGCCCCTTCTGATTTAGCAATTATTGGTGGGGCTACGCTATTAACTAGAAGTCCTGTATATGGTTTTGCTTTAGTTTCTGCTATAGAATCTTCTGATGAAAGTGTGGGTAGAGTTGCCTACAATACTGTAAAAGGCGGTATAGAAGGATTTATTATTGGTAAGATAGCACATCAACCTACTTGGAAAAGAAGAGTAGGAATGTTTGGTTTATATGGTTCTGGTAACGCATGGATGCATGGAGGTCAATTTGATGATATAGTATCTTCTGGTATAGTCATGTCAACTTTTGGTTTTATGCCATCAGGTAGAGCTACTGATAAGGCAGGCTTAACTGATTCTAAGAGTAGAATAAATGAAAAAGGCGAAGTAATTAGTGTTGACCCTAAAGCTAAAGATACAAACGTTGATGGGGTAACAGTTATTGAAGTTAATGGTGCAGAAAGAATTTCTTTAGATATACAAAAACACGATGCACACTCAGTTCCTATAAAAGAATTTGTAAATAATAAAGATACATCAGGGTATAAGAGAGAAACAGAACCGCAAATTCCAGAAGTAGATTCTAGAACACTTGCTCCAAAAGAAAAACCAGTAGAAGACATGTCTCATTTAGATAACATGACTCCTATTAAAGGTAAAAATGGAACGGAAGCAGCAATTAAAAGAGGAGATGAATACATACCATTTGAAGTAATTAAAGAAGAAACTAAAAGCGAATATAGAGATCCTATGTTTGATATAAAAGAAACTAAAGATGGTAAAATGGAAAGTATAGAAGCACCCCTACCAGTTAAAGAAACAATTTCTATACCTAGAGAAAATGTTATTAAAAATGGTAAATTTTTAGATATCTATTTATCATTAGATGGTAAAGGCAAACTAATAAAAGTTGCAGACACTACTGTTAGATCTGATTCATTTAATCCTAGAGCAAAAGAATGGGCTATTGAAAGTCCAGAAACTACAGCAAGAAGAATATTAGAAAAAGAAAAAGCCTTAGAATTAGAAAAAGCTAGAGAAAATATTTTAGATGCTAAAGGTAAACCTAAATACAAAAAGAAAAAAACTAAAGAAGAGAAGCCTGAAGTAAAAGTTTTAGATCCGCTAGGAGAAACAACTTTAGAAAAATGGCAAACAGTTGCATTTGCAGATGCTTATGGTCTTAAGCTAGGCGGTGACGGTTCTGTAATAATAAAATATTCAGATTTAATTAGATTAAAAAATAAAAAAGATACGCTTGGAGAAAGTTTAAATAAAAAAGATAATAAATGGATATCTAATGCTATTAAAGAAGCAGATGTAGTACTTGAAAAAAGAAATACAGAGTTAGATAAAAGAGTTAATAACTATAATTCTCTATTAAATCGTTCTCGTATAGGTTTAAATGATCATCTTACTTCTATACTAGAAGCTAGACCTACTTTGGGTGACACTAATGTTAGAAGGCATGAGCATTTAGAGGCAGCTATATATGAAAATGTAAATGTAAAAGAGCCTACAAGAAAAACAGGAGAAGATGGCAGACCTGTAGAAACAGACATAACTCCTGAAGCAGCACCTGGTAAAATAGGTATGTTTAATCAAATGCTTAAAAAGGGTTTAACTTTTGTAGAAATGATGGCATTAGCTCCTAAATTTATTGGCGATCAAAAAAGAAATATGATTATGAATTTTGGTATAACCAGAACTGATAATATAATGTTTAGAGAAACTAGAGCATTACTAGACAAACTTTTATATAGATCAGAAATTAAGTATGATCCTAAAACAATTGACAGTTCTAAATATGTTGTACAAGAAGGCAGCAGAATAAAATTACCTTTTATAATTAAAGTAATGGAAAATGCTTTAGGTAAAATTGTTCCTGTACGAGGTAAAACAGGTGCTTTAACTTTATTTGAACAACTTTACAGAGGTGGTAAAGAACAAATTATACAAGCAAAACAAGTTGTTGATGCTATAAGAGAAAGAAGTTTTACAAAAGAAGCAGAAGCTAGGGCTAATGTTAAAGGTAATAAAACTAAAGAAAAAATTAATAAAGAGTATCTTACAAGAAATGCAGATGGTACATTTAAGTATCAAATGTCATATGCTGAAATGCAATCTAAGTATAAACTTAGTGATCTACAAATAGAAATAGTTAAAGCAATGGACATTGGTCTTAGTAATATGCTAACTCTTTACAATCAAAAGGTTAGAAAATATAAAGATCAAAGTAATACTGTAATTATAGAACGTCCTAACTATGACATAAGATCTTGGCTTGGAAATGAAAGAGCATTTATTAGGGCAAAACGAGATATAGCAGAACTAGGAATAAAAGAAGGTGATCTAGTTGTAGCACTTCCTGGAAAAAATGCAAAAGATTTAAAAAAATTTATGAATTTTTTTATTAAAGAAAATCCTATGTACGCAAATACAAAAAATTTTAGTATTGATTATGTTACTAAACAAAGACAATTAGTTAAAGATAACGTTAAACTTGTTGATGTGTTTCAAGAAATTCATAAATTTGCAGAACAGACTAACCCTGAAGCAATGGCAGCAATTAAAGCTACAGAAATATCTTTTGCTAAAAGAAATAAATCTTTTACTCCAACACTAGAAAGAAAAGGTGTTAGAGGATTTGCTGGAGAAAAACCAGGAAGAGAAGGAGTTCAAGATTATTGGAAAGCATACATTGATTATATGGATGGTGGTGTCAGGGCTATTAAAATGATGGAGTGGAAAGATAAAGTAGAACCTATGCTTTATAATAAAAATTTTTTAAAAGATTTTCCACAACAAATGAAAGTTACTCAGGCTTGGATAGACAATGCATTGGGAAGAAATCCTGGAAACATTGCCAAAACTATAGATAATACAATGATTACTGTTGGTAATAAATTTAAAAACAATGCAGATTTTATACCATGGTTGGTAAGAGTAGGTAATAAAGCAACTCTATATAAAAATTTATTATTTTTTAATATTAGATTTGCCAATGCACAATTGGTGCAACCATTACAAGTGTTAGCCCCAGCTCTAGCAGACTTAAAAGCTAACTATAATATTAAAGGAGATATAGGTTATTCTTTAATAAATGGATCGTATCTAACTTTTAGAGCTACTAAAGAATTTTCTGAGTTAATAGTTGAAGCGTCAGAGGCAAAACATAGAACTCTAGATGATAAGCATTTAAGAGAGTTTGGTGTTGACCCTACTAGTGGACGAGATTTGTTAACTAGAAATGAAGACATGGCCAGATTAGCTTTAGATGTAGCTACAGGAAAAAATTTAACAGGCATGCTAGAAAGACACAGTAGGCTTCAGGCATTGGCTACATACTATAGCTATCTTAAAAGTGCTAAATATGATAAAACATACGGTAAAGAAAAAATGTTTGAGCAGGCAATGCGACAAACAGATAATCTTATGGTTGAATATGATGCAAGACATAGAGCCATAATGTATGGTAATCAAGGAGTTGGCGGAACTCTTGGAAATTTTATGGGTTTGTTTAAAACATTTCAACATAACTATTTTGGTAAGACTGCAAGATATATTAGAACTGCAAGAGAGAATGGTGTTAAGGGAATTGAACCTTTAGTTGGACACTTTACAATGCAAATACTAACAGCAGGTCTATTTGGTGTCATGGCTATAGAACAAGCTGATGCTATTATAGAACATATAAATACAGCAAAATCTAAATTATTTAAATCTCAAGGAAAAATACCTACAGTAACTGAAATGATATTAACCTCAGAAGATTTAAGCATTGGAGAAAAATTTGGCATGCCTTCTGTAATAGCAGGCTTTGATATATCTTCTACATTACAGGCACCAGGGCTAAGTATCAATGATATCTTTAGTTTTCCAGCTGCATCTTATCTATTTGGTTGGGGTGACAATAGACACAACGGTATACTAGGAGATGGACTGCATTATGCACCTAAAATATTAATGGGTACATTTAATGATGTAGACTTTTATAGGTATATGAAAATTGCTCTACCTCCTGTACTACAAGGACCTTTAGATCAGCACTTTGCAAACATGCCATGGAGAGAATACCCAGAAGCATTTGGTCTTGTAGACCCTAACAAAACTATACACTACACTGACGATCATGCAACTTTTTATACTAGAGATAAAGATAGGTATGTTATAAGAGATCCTTTTAAAGAGATGGCGGGTAAAGTTAGAAGAGATGCTGAAGATTTTATGGCAGTATGGTTTTCTGGTAAAAGTTTTGAAGAGAGTTTAATAACTAGAGCATTGTGGTCTCAGAAAAAAATAAGCAATCATATTAAAGATATAAAAACTGCACATGTTACTGGAGGAGCAATAGCATTAGGGCAGGGAGATCAGCCAACTCTTATGTATCATATATTTGCCCTAATGGAAATGAACTACAGTCAAGATGCTGCATTTAAAATGATAACTAGAAGAGTAAAAAATATGGATGATACTGCTATAAATAGAATTAAAGCATTATCTAAAGAATACAATATGGAAACAGCTGACTTTATAGATTCAGTTATACATAATAACAATCTTTCTGGAGATATTATGCCAGGAATTAGATACGGAAATATATCAAAATAATGGAACTAAGAAACAGAACAGACTACATAGTAATACATTGTGCGGCTACAAAAGCTAGCATGGATATTGGACTTACAGAAATAAGAAAATGGCATGTAAAAGATAATGGTTGGAGAGATGTAGGATATCATTATATAGTTCGCAGAAATGGTGAGGTAGAGTTAGGTCGTTCTCAAAGAGACACAGGAGCCCATGCTTCTGGCTATAATCATAAGAGTATAGGCATATGTATGGTTGGGGGTATGGCTGATGATAACTCTGCTGAAAATAATTTTACAGATAAACAATGGACTGCTCTATTAGATTTAGTTAAACAACTAAAAGTTGATTATAATGAAGCAGATATTATTGGACACAATGAAATAAGTCAAAAAAAATGTCCATCATTTGATGTACAAAAATGGAAAGAGGATAATATATAATGGGACCACTACTATCAATGCTACCTACAATATTAAAAACAGGGGCATCTGTATTTGCTAATAGACAAAAGGCAAAGATACTTATGTCAGATGCAGAACTTCTACATGCACAGAAGATGGCAACGGGAGAAGTAGAATATCAGGCACAAATTAGACAATCAAATGATCAAGGATACAAAGATGAGTTTGTTCTTATATTAGTATCAGCACCTGTGCTACTATTAATTTGGAGTGTATTTTCAGGAGATCCTGATATACAAATGAAGTTAGATTTATTCTTTGAGAAGTTTGGCAGTCTACCTTTTTGGTATCAGTCAATTTTTATCGGTGTTGTTGCATCAATATATGGACTTAAAACAGCAGACATTATGAAGAAAAAATAATGTATTGGGTAATTACAGTAATGTTAATGTTTCATGGTACTGATGTCTTAGTAGAAAGAGAATATAAACTTAAGTCTTTCCAAGATGATTGGAGTTGTCATGAATTTATTCACGAGAATAAGATTGAGTTACTAAAGCAGCATGTTATAGACTACCCTAAACAATTAAAAAGTTTTGAATTCTATTGTGAAAACAGATATGCAGAGGAAGTGTGAAGATATCAGACTCAACACAGATATCATTACCTGCTAGAAATCTTTTAGCTATATTGGCTGCAGTTGCAATAGGTACTATGAGTTACTTTACTATTGTTGAAAGACTTAACTCTATAGAGACTACCTTACAGTTGATGGAGAAAGACATAACATCAGCTAATCAATTTATAGAAGGTGTCCCCAAAGGCGACATGGTAAGTCCACAGATTCAAGAGCTTTACATGTTGGTAGAATATTTATCAGGTAATGTAGAAAAATTAAAAGAACAAATGGAACAAGAAATTCCACTGATACTTAAAAATGAAATGATCATACAGTTTCACGAAGACAGACTTATAGATCTAGAAGAGAGAAAGAATGGGAATCATTGAAACAGTTATTATACTTAGTTTGTACGTCTACGATGGCGGCAATAAAAATATAGAAGGTTGGTATCATCAGGACAACTTAAGTACGTGCCTTGCTGCCAAGCGTTTAGCAGAGAGAAATTCAGGTAATCAAGTGCAGTACACTTGTACCCTAGAACAATGTGAAATGATAACAGATAAAACTGGTGTTAAGCATTGTGATAAAATAAAATAGGAGAAGAAGTATGATTAGAAGTATAGCTATAGCTGTAGTAATTACAGTCTGTATGTTGTGGGCCTTTGGTGCATTAATGGATTCTGCAATGGCAGATGTTACCTCAAGTGGTTCAACTACTAATGATCAGGTAAATTCTAGTGGGAGCAATACCGCAATCACTGGAGGCTACTCATCTACTTCTACTACAAATTTTCAAGATGGCAGTTCTAGTAATACTACTACAAATAATACAACTAATGCATATCAAGGTGATTCTAGAGTAGTGCCTAGTGCATCAGCCCCTGCAATATCTAGTATGTCACAAGACTTATGTACTGTAGGTATATCTGCTGGCGGTCAAACCTTTTCGTTTGGTGCTAGTCTTGGTATGACTAAGAGAGATCTTAATTGTGAAAGACTTAAACTAGCCAAGGCTCTACATGACATGGGCATGAAGGTTGCTAGTATAGCCCTTATGTGTCAAGATAGCAGAGTGTTTTCAGCAATGGCAATGTCGGGAACTAGCTGTCCATATTTAGGATCTATAGGGACTGAGGCCCAGGCTAAGTGGGAAAAATATGGTAAGCTAAGACCAGACTATGAAGAGTATGTTAAGACTTTGCGTATTACAGAACAAATAGACAATGAAATATTAGAGGATATAGATGATGGTCAGGTTATTAATTATTCTGGTGGCACTATTAAACTCGGCAATAAGTAAAGCAGATACTATTTGTCTACAAGATGTTCCAAATATTGGAGACCAAACTTGTACCACAACTTATAGTACAGGCACTACAACTACGACAAGTAATTTAATATCAGAAACTTTTAATGATGGCACTTGGAATGGAACTATGTTTCCTGATAGTTCAGATTTAAATGAGTCAACTTATCTAACAGGTAAAGATGGTAAGTATGCTGAGACTACAATTAACAGCGTAGACCTAATGACTATAAATGAGTTAAGACAGGGCTTTACTAGTAATTTTACTGCAGATATAAGATGGTGGAATAAGTGGCAATCAACAGTTACTATGAGCCAAATAGCAGTAAGTGGTAATGGGGACACAACTACACAAACTTTATTACTGACTGATACGACTAATGCTAATTATCAATTTAATAACTATGGTAATACACTTATTGTTTCGCCTAATACTGAATACACGCACGGAACATTAACAGCTAGGTTTGATTTTGATGTAGAGCAATCAGCAGGTAATTGGAACTCATATCATAGTGGTGTTGATGTGACCGATCCTAGTTTAATACTAGATTATACCACACTAACAGAAGTCACTAACACTACTGTTAAATTTTGTTGGGAGTTTACTCCTAGTACTTGTCCTCAAGCAGTTGAAGATATAGCAGAAACTATTGTAAATATAGAAGATGATTTAATAGTTATAATACAGGATATAGAGACACCTGAAATTGAAATAGATTTACCCATTATAACATATGAGCCTGAGATTATAGAAGTAGATGAACCACAAATTGAAATAGAAATACTAAGTATAGAAACAGTAGATATAATTCCTGATGTAGATACAGTTGAAGTATTATCTATACCAGTGGAAACATCTATGATTGAAGAAGAAATTACAACGGAAGAATTAATTGATGCCTACGATACTGAGCCTGTTGTGGAAACAGCAACAAATGATGAACTTTCAACTACAGAACCAGATGCCGATCCTATTGAAATGGTGGAACAAAACGATGAACCAATTGAAGAGCAACCCAGTAGCGAAGAAGTTGTTGCAGAGCAACCAATTCAAGAAACAGATAGTCCAAAACAAGAAGAAATTGTCGAGGCAGATGTTGAAGAATCAGGACCAGAACCTATTGAAGAACCAGTGGAAGAAGATATAGTTGAGGTTGTAGAAGAAGAGTCAGAAGTATCTGTTGATGTAGTTGCAGTTGAAAAATATATTGATGACAAAGTACAAAGCCAGATAGAAAAAGTTGAAGCTACTTTATTAGTAGTTAATGAATTAGTAAATAGAGCTATGGTATCTAATCAAGTGGATATATCCAGCTACGGTACTATTAATGCTGCTATGTTTGACAGTCGTCAGTTACCTAAAGGTAATCAAGATTTTTTTAAACAGATAGTATTAGCAGGATATGATAAAACTATTTATAATAATCAAGTATCACTAGTAGCTATAGATCCTGTTGCACAACATAGTATAAAAGTAAATAAAGCTCGTGATAAAACAGATAAAGCATACTATAAATTAAAAGCATTAATGGAGGCAAGACAATGATTGAAAAATTACAAAAGGTAGGGCTACTCATAACTTTAATATGTACAATTGGAGGTGGGTTTTACACCTGGGGTACGTTTAACCAAAGACTAGACGCTATAGAAAACAAAAAATTTACAGTTAATCAAACAGTAGATCTTACAGAAGTTAATAAAAGTATAGAAGGACTAAAGGCAGACATTAAAATTAATGGTGCTGCATTAGACTATCTTGAGGCTAAATTAGAAGAACTAAAAATACAATTAAATAATCCATTACTTAACTAGAGAACAAAATGCCAGACACATTAGCACCAAAAAAAACTATGACGCAAAGAGAGTTAGATAATAAGCTAACTCCTATAGCAGAAAAAGTAAAAGAAGGCCCATTGGTTACAGGAGAGATAGTTAAAGACTATTTGTTTAAGCCTTTACCTTTATTACAAGATGAAAGAATATCTGTTAAGACTAAAGAACAGCAACAAACTCAAGCATCTGCAAAAGAAGGACTTGTAAAAAGACCTGAAGTTGAAGATACTGGAGATATAGAAAATGTAAGTACCGTTCAACAAGGTGAGGTAAAACCTACACTAGCTGCACGGCCTGTTATGTATGCGGCTGATGGTATGGATGATAAAGAAATAAATAATCCTATAGTAGTAGGAGAAAAAGGTCCAGAAATGTTAGTGCCTACAGGAAATGGCAGATTTTCTATACTTCCTAACGATGTAGTTAATGGGCTTATGGAAAAAACTAAAACTCCTACACCTGAATTGTCGTCAACTGTATCTATGGAAGATACATCTACTGGTTTTATGACAGATGAACAAAGAGAAGATGTTGTGTATCTATCAGATAATCCTAATATAACAGGGACAGCTGCACAAATAACTGGAGTTGGTACTCTTTACACACAGGCTTTAATTAAAAGAAAATTTAATAACGAAATTGTACCAACACTTAAAGGAAAAACTTTAGATCTTCCTAAAAATATTGCAGGTGATGATATAAGTGGATCTCTTAGAGATGCGTATCAGCATGGGTACATATCAGGATTTACTAACTTACGAGATGGCACACTACAAAGTGAAATTATGGCTCAAGGAAGAGAAGTTCCAATATATAGTCTTTTCAGAAAATTAGATCAAGCTGAAGCTAAAGATAATACCATGGATATGAATAATAATAAAGTAGGATTTGCTGTAGCTAATGAAGTAAGAGAAGAGCTAGGCTATAAGGGAAAAACAATACCATCCAATAAAATAAAAGAGGCGGAGATGTTATTTAATTTAAGATTTAATGAGAGATACCTTGATGAAATAGCACTATATGCTGCTGGAAAAGGAAAAAAGTATTCCGATAAGGTTTCAAAATTTGATCAGTATGCACAGGCTTTTTCAAGAGAGAAGCCTGATCGTATGATTTTAGAGTTCTCTCCTGAATATATAGAAAAAGAAAAAGCAAAACTAAATAAATAATTACTCCTTAATCTTATACGGATCGGTACTTAATCTAGGAACCTTACCTTCTAAGTCTTCACCCGATAGTATACTTTCTATATGTTTGTGTATGTACACAACAGCTGCACCTATGATAGAGTCTTTAGTAAAAGTTTCTGCTATCTCTTTAAGACTACATCCATACTGCAACAGTAAAGACACTGCCTTACCAGATGCTCTAAGCTCTCTATCCAGAGTACTTTCATTTGGTTTTATCTTAACCCAAATAGCCATAGGCGTTACTCCTCCAGAGCTTATAGTGTAGTCCACTATAGCTACTACTCTTCTATCATCTATATCCATACGTACTGTATTACTTCTCATTCTATTTGGTACTTCCATTCTAGCCACGTTATCCATTATAACCTTTCTATTAAATCTTTTATTTCGTAATTAAGTTTTTCAGCATTGCTTTTACAATGCCTGATTACCGCAGCCAATATGTTGGCATGAAACTTTTCTTCTATATCATTTAGTTCCTGTTGCACAACACTTGGCTCTGGATAATCTAAGTTGATTGCTATCTCATTTGAACCAGTCAAATGGATATTCATTCCAAACAGATGTGATTTATTTTTTGCCATCTGCATTCTTCGCTACAAAGTCAGCCCCAATGTTTGGATCTAGTTCTTTTAATCCTCTAGATAGAACTTCAATACCCTGTACTACTTCACCATAAGGTCTAGTAAACAGATATCTTAGTATACTTTGTACTTGAGATCCAGATATTATATATTGTTTCTCAGCTAATCTATTAGCCTCTTGCATTTGTTCTTCTGTAGTTTTTTCTGCCATTTTATTCTCCTTTTATTAAAATTTTTCTTGTTTAGATATAGTAAATATTAACGAATAATGTATGGGTGATACGATTATATCATATAGCACACATTTGTTTGTACGTGCAAGTTTGACCCCTTTAAATTGATTTCATGTCTTTTACCTCCTTTATTAGTCTCTTCAAGTACCATTCTGCTTTTTCTAAATCTTGAATGGCATTTCCTTTATATTTATACCTAGACATGTACTTCATGCATGCACCTTTTAAGTATCCATGAAACTCTTCTACAGTCATAGAAGATTTAATTATGTCAATAGTCTCAGTAGACGACTGCCTATAGTGATTAGGATTATTTACTAGGTCTTCCATATCTTCTTTTTACTTCCTTTACATTTACTATTTCTATATCGTACTCTCCACCTTTAACATTGCGTTTAACTATCAGTCCACTCCACCACATTCGTTGTGTATTATATGCGTATGATTCTTTGTGTGTTAAGTAACATCCTGCAGATAGTCCCATTATCTTTTTACCTGTTGGATATGCACCTACAGCATAGTCTAGAAGATGACAGTGCCCTACAGTAGATGATACTTTATTCTTATTTAATAAAGTCCTAGCTATATTCTCTCCAGAAATAGCCGATCCCATAATACCACTAGGAAAATTATGTGAATAGTGTACCCCATCTATAATTACAGGATATCTATAAGTATACTCATTCCAGCCATAGTCTGGATACTTTAAGTCATCAATAGATATAGCACCTTCAAGCTCTGGATTATCTTCTACCATACGATCAATACGATCTTCATGATTACCTAAAGTCATGTGCATCTCTGCTTTATGGTTGCCCATAGCATTGTTAAATAACTCTAAGGCTTGATGGGCATGTCCAATATCTTTACGATATCTCCTACCTTGAAAGGATTTTTTACCTCTATCCCAACTAGATAGAGAGTCCATACTTGCAAAATCTCCCATACATATTATCTTATCTGCCCCAATATCTTTTGCCATTCGTCCTGCCCAAGTAAATCTTTCGTTACTAGCATGAGGTGTACAATGGGGGTCTCCTATTACTAAGTGAGTTGTCATTAGTTTAAGTCTCCTTTTTTAAAATTAAATAGATCAACAACATTATCTTTGTTGTTTTTCTTACCATGTTCTATATCATCTTCATAAAAACCTTGCATGCCCTCTTCATATATTATGTCAGCATTAGTTGTAACAAATCTAATTAAACCTTTAGCTATATAAGAACATATGTCTCTATCTTCAGGTGGTTTAGAATCTATTACCCCACATGTAAATCCTTTTTTATGTGGGGTAATTATCACAGATACAGAATTAAATATATCTATCGGATCATCTGACATTATATATTGCCTATCAATTCATCTAATCCTTTTATCTCTTCATCATCTTCAGGTAAACCAGTTTCTAGTAATTTTTTTCTTTTCACTACTAGATTGTGTATAGCTTCTTGCTGTTCTTCTTCTGTTTTTTCTGCCATAAGTTCTAGCTCTTCATCTGTAAGTTCGGTATAAAATGTAACCATTATTATTCTCCTTTGTTGTTTTGTTTTATTATACCTAAAAATGAAGTGAAGTCAAGTACAATAAGGGGTTTTCTGCCATTCATTTTTAATACTACAGCAGGTTCTAAGTTAGCATTGGAAATAGATTGATCATAAGAATCATACAATCCTTTCCATGTTTCTTTATTCTTACATTCAATAGAGAATGGGAATAACTTTTGGGCTTTTTCAGATAGCTTGATGTCTATACCAGACTCTCCCATGATAGCACACCATACATCTGTATCTATTTTTAAGCTAGGGAACGCACCAAGTAGTGCGTCCCTAACCCAGTTTTGAAGCCTTCGCCCCTTGGCTTTTCTACTTCGTACACTAGAAGCCATCATCTACCCTCGGATTACTGACCTCAGTGTACCAAACCCACTTAGGGTTTTTTGCTTGCGATTGCTGTTGTGGCAGCATTTGCAAGTTTTCTCCCCAACAAGGAAACTTGTAGGGGCAGAAACCGCATGCCGTACCTAATACTTTATTGCCTGTCTTTTGTTTTCTAAAGTATTCGTCTTCGGCTTTGAAACATCTTTTAAATTCTTTGTCTAAAGTTATAGCTCTAATGTTATTATCAATAGTGCTTATAGCTTGCTCTTTATATTCATCATCTGCTATTGGTGCTTCAGTAACGACCCACTCACCTGTAGATTTATTAATAACTATCCAACCACCAAAAGGTTTTTGCCTAGACTCAGCATACATATACCCTTGAGTTAGATAGCCAAACAAATCATCCTCTGCTACTGCATGAAAGCCACCATTCTCTCCAAACTTATTAGTGAAAGACCATGGTGATGCACTTTTAATATCCCATACTTTATCTTCTATCTCAACATCAAGAGTACCGTTAACTGTAACCGCATCTAGCTTGTACTCTGTCTTAGTTTGCTCTGATTGTATCTCTACACCAGATGCTTTCATTATAATCATTGCCGCTTGTTCTATAAGATCACCAAATAGATTTCTCATCTTAACATTATAAGGTTGCGACTCACCTTTAATGCCCCTCTTCTCCATCTGTAATTGACACAGAGGTCGTCCGATGCTTGATGCCCTAAGACCAAACTCTTTTTTTCTTTGGTCAGTGAACTGCTTGCGGAATGATTCCTTACAAGCCTCACCAAACTGGTCTATCAAATCATCGGATACCTCTACTGCGTCTTTGTTTGCAGACTCCAGGAACACCCTAACTTTTTCTAGGATGTTTGAACTCATGCAGATAGAACTTCTATTGGATCATCTTCAAGTTCATCTGTAGCTTCTATAATCTTAGCATCAGATTTAGATGGAGAAGATTTTTTAGCTGAACGCCATAGCTCTACTATCTCTTCGTTCTCAGTGTTGATAACATCTTGAAAAGATAAGAGAATCTCTTTCTCTTTATCAGTGAAATTAACTTCCTCTGCATTAACAGATATGTTTGATACATAGAATACATTACTACCTGCTTTCTTCTTCATAGTTTTAAGATCAAGTGTGTGATTAAACATTACCTTACCTCTGCGTCTAAGACTTTCTATTGCCTCGCCTACAGGTTTAAAGTTACTGCCTGTTACTTTCCATAACACAGGTAAATCATCTACCTCTACTTCTTCCCCTCCTGGAAGAGTACCTTTAAAAGAAACTAAACCATAAACTAAACGATAACACTTTACCGCTTTCTGTTTCATTCTCTCTTCGTCAGAAAGACTAGCAAGTTCTTTAGCTGGTATCTTACCACATCTAGTACCACCTTGTATATCTATCGCCTCATCTTTCCAAGACTTAAAGATTATACTTCTGTTACTATATTCATTCTTTTCTGCATCATACTTCATGTACTGGTATGCATTCATGAATGGCCTAAACGTTACTGGCTTTCCATAAGCCATGCTGTCTAGCTCTGGAACATACACACCGTATGATCCTACTGGTACTTCTGCACCATCATCGTTCTCTGGAAATCTATTTATGGCTAACTTCGGTAAGAAGTTCCCAGTAGAAGATTTTTCTTGGCCAATCATAGACATGATCTGATCTTGTGATAGACCATCTATGTTAGCTACTTCATTATTTGACATCAAATTGTCCTCCTTCGGTTGGTTTGTTTTTTTATACACTATTTTACAAAAAAAGTCAAGTTAAATTATAAAAAATTATATAAAATTATTCCTATAAATACTACCAAAAAAAGCAGTATAGTAAATACTCTCTCGAATATTAAGAGAAATTTCATAGAGTGTCACCTTTCTGTTGAGTTAACTCCTGCATATCAAGCCAATTGTATCCTATCTTAGTTTCTGTGTCAAGTGGCACATTAAAGTCTAAGCCATAATAAGATTGAAGAGAATCTATAACTTCAAACGTAGCAGCATCTAGTATATCTGCCATAGTATCTTCTTCTCCAGGATATATATCTGCAACAATAGAATCATGTACTGTATTAATAAGCAAACTCTTAACCCCCTGTTCTTTCATAAGGTTATAGGCATTAATACATGCGATAGGAACTATATCGGCAGTTGCAAAACCCTGTACTGGATAGTTTTTTATCTGAGTTGAATAGCTTGATCCCCCCCAGGCCTGTCTCTGTGCGTAAGGAAAGGCATACTCTCTTCCAGATGGAGTCTTAATTTTTTTAAACTCAATAGCACTACTTTGCAAAGTTTCATGCCACTTTGCTATATCTTTATACTTATCTAAGAATGCTTTGTAATATCTTTTCTCATCCTCTGTACCAGACATACCACCATATAGTGGCTTAAACGTATGTGCTTTAGCATCCTGCCTACTAACACCTATAGTATCTGCAGTAAATTGGTGTACATCTACACCATCATCTATATCTTTCATGCCCTGCTTATCTTGTGCTAAAAATACAGCAGTTCTAAACTCTAGTTGAGAAAAATCTATCTCCATTATTTTACCACCTTTAAATCTAGATGTAATTACTTTACGAATAGGAAAGGTATTGCCTCGTGGTTGATTCTGAAAGTTAGGATCACGACTTGATAGTCTTGCTGTTGCTGTAACGCACTGCATAAACTTAGGATGTAGTATGCTATCTGCATTTACATGGTCCCTCATACCATTTACAAATGTGTTTAAGTATGTGTCTATTGCATTGTATCTTATAATTAAATCAATGAATTCTCTTAGCTCTCCTGTTGCTCGTGACGCTATCTTTTTAAGAGTATCTCTATCTGTTTTAAATCCTCCATCAGCTACCTCAGATACACCTACAGGTGTCTGCTCAAAACCTGCAGTACGATTTAACTCTGTATATATTAGTCCTGTACCCTCACACACATCACACTTAGATAAGTTTTTATATCTATCACCATTAACTTTAACTCTTTGTATAGTTCCATCACCACTACATTTTTCACATTGAGTTGCCATAGTTTTTTTAATTATAATTGTATTAAAATTTACAGCATCTTTAAATTTAGATTTAGAAAAGATAGGTCGTTTCTTTTTTTTCTTAGTGGCTTTATCTATTCCTATATTAAACATCTGTGCCCATTTCTTTTTATCTGTAACTTTTCTAGAATATATAAGCCAAGACAGTTGCTCTCCGCTACTAGGATTGATAGGGGTATCACCCATTTGCTCCCATATTATAGTCTTAATCTTTTGTGCTATAGTACCAAACTCTTCTTTAAACTCTTGCTCAACTAGATCAAGTCCAGGAACATCTATGTGTATTCCATTCATCTCCATATTGCCTAACACAGGTAAGAACTCATTCATCATCTTAACAGATTTAAGCAATCCTTTATTGTCTGCCTTCTTAAAGTCTGCCATCTGTGAATCAAACAAAGCCCTAGTAGATATGACATCTTGTCTGCCATACTCTTCAATAATATCTACTGGTATATTCTCAAAAGATATTTTATCTTTCATGTATTGATCTACTGCATCAGATTTTTGTGATATACTTCTACGTTTACAAATCTCTTTTAGAGACAATGGCTTACGCAAACCTCTAAGCAATACATACTCACCGATCATTGTATCATATAGTCTGCCATCATATTTAAATCCAGACTCTAGTAGCCATACTAAATCAAACTTAATATTGTGACCAACTAATAGTTTTGTTCTATCTAGTATAGCTTGTACTGCTAAATGATTAGACTTAATATCATGCTCATTATGATTATGATTAAAAAAATAGTAATCGTCATTGACTCCTATACTAACTAAAAAATTATGGGGATTAAAAGGTAGTGGGTCTACCTTACCATCTACAATTTGAAAGCTAGTCTCTACGTCTAATACTGTAATCATACTCTATACCTCGATAGTTGTGGTTCGATATTACAAGTTATCTCTCCATGATAGCCTGATATCTTATTCTTACTTATACACAATACTCGTGTAGTGTCAAGGGAATCTAAACTACCATGCTTACCTATGCCTATGATTAGGTCTGCCTCTGCGGCTTTACCTGTCTTAGAGTTCTCCATCATATCGAATGATATGCTTGTCTTACCATGTGCATCTGCTGATGCTTGTGATATAGCTATAACACAACAGTCATGTCTCTTTGCTATCTCTCTTGCTCCTGTATATACAGCCCGTAACTTCTCATCTGTGCGTGAAAAATTACCCAGTACATTTACTTTATCTAACTGATCAATGATAAGTATGTCGGGCTTATGTTGCTCACAATGATTATTGACATCATCAATAGTCCAATCAACAGTATCCATAAGTTTAACATTATCTTTTATATCCTTCCATTTATCTTTTGCTACGTCCATGTTATCTAGTATCTCTTCTTTAGTCATGCCTGTGTGTGCATTAATAACTCGCATCTGTGTCCTAACTGCAGGCTCTTCATTAATTAGTGCGTGTACCTTTGCTCCTTGTGATGCAAAACCTTGTATGCCACCTACTAGATTAACCCAGAATGCAGTCTTACCAGACTCTGGTCTGGCAAATAATATAACTAGATTGCCTGCACCTATGCCTGGAACGTGTTCGTGTAAACTTGGTAAGTTAAACTCAAACTTAGTTTGTATCTCTAAACTTTCTATAAGTTCTCCTATATCATCTGTCACTGCTTCTTCTTCCTGAACTTCTTCTTGTGTACCCTCAAGTAAATCCTTGATATCATTGAAAGATCTGGAGTGACCATTGAATATATCTGTAGCCACTACTGCTACCTTGTGTGCAAGATTACGTTTGTGTACTGCAGTTAATATATCCTCAACAACATTTTCATTAGGCTCTTGTTCGTTTCTTATTTCATCTACCATAGATTCAAAATTAATCCTAGCCGCACGAGTAAGGGCAGGATTATATTTCTCTAAATGTAAATCTATAAGTTCATCTATTGATAAATCTTTTTCATAATCTTCATGGGCTTTTTGTATAGTAGTAAAAACATTTCCAAGACCATTAGTAAATGTGGTCTTAGAAACTTTTGCTTTGTTCTTATCATAAAACTTTTTCTTTAATAGAAGTTTTATTAGCTGTCGTTCTTGCATAGTATCTCCTTTATCATTGCTGGTCTATAATATTTTAGGTCGTCTTTAAGTATAACTACCCTTGTCTTAAGTTTCATACTACTAAGTTCTTTTGCAATGTCAAATGATTTTGTAGTTGCGTCTCTGTCTAGTGCCACAATTACTTCTTTGTATTTACTTTGTATGATGGGTATAAATGTTTCTGGTAAACTTGTACCCATAAGTGCAACACCTGCAAAGTCTTGTGATACTGCACAAGCAGAGGCACAGTCCTCTACCAATACAGCCACATCACCTTCACCACATATGTAGGGATAATCTTTTCTGCCATACACATACCACTTGGGCATCATGTCTGAACGCATGGCTCTACCTACACCACCAATTATATTGTGCTTGTCATCTTGTATCATGAACACAGCTCTATGATTCTGTGGATCATATTGTATGTTAGCATTACCCTGATTGTATGCCTCAATACAGTTGTTTCTGCTTAAGTATTTTGCTACTGTGTGAGTAGAATGTCCAGGCTGAAAGTGGCTGGGTACTTTCCAATCTATTTTATCTTCTGATTTTTTCTTTACCATATAAGTAATATCCTCCATTGTTTTGTCTGTGTCAATAACTCCTTTAGCATTACAAGAAGCACTGAAGCAATACCATTTCATCTGTCCACTTTCTTTGGTTAGCTGTAAGGTATTGTTATGAAAGCAAAAAGGACAATCCATTCTTATGGACTGTCCTGTATGTATGGGTATGTTTTGTATTACTTCTTTTTGTTCTCTGTAATTCATGCTTTGCTTATACCATGATTGGTAGCTTATGTCAAGTGATTATGAAGCTTGCGCCCCAGATTTCTCTAAAAGAATCACACCTGGGGCTTGCCCCCTTCATAGCTGCGCGCGTTTACCTCCAGCCAGGGGGCGTGGATCACTTTCTCTCGAGAACAGTATTCGCGATCCCGATTGTACTCTTAAGCCTCTCGCATACACCGAGACCAGGTGGTAGGTAGCGAACCTAACGCTCTCTAAAAGTACAATCGGCATAGCGATTGTGGGTGGGGGATGCCTGTGCCGTTGATGGCTAGTACCTCGGATATACTTTAAGAAAAACTAGCAATAATTCTTAACGATTATATTTAGACCCGTCCCCCATAATTTGGGTGGGGGTGCCCAGTAGGCTTCAGATTGTAACTGGCTTTCGGTACCGTAACCTGCACCCCCATAATGTGGGGTAGGCAACGACCAAGCCCACCCCTTGAATACGAACACTACCTCTGTAGCATGCTTTGTGTTTTACTATGCTCGTAATCAATATGGTATATTAACACTTCTTTGGCTCTGTGTCAAGTCGTTATATTAAATTACTAACACTAGATAGTTTTAACTTTCTACCTTTAGGTGTCACCTCAACAGTATACATATTACCATTGAATTTAATCCATTGTAATCTAGATAGAGATACATTGATATACTTAGAGTTAACTGTGTCCCATACAATCATGTAGTCTTTAGGGTCAGTAGTTCTGACACCACCCTTAAGATGTTTAGTAACATTGAACTTACAGTTAGCAACTCTAGTGCTATCGTCTTTCTTTATAAAGCAGGCAGAGAAAAACTTTGCTCCTACTCGCTTTCTTATTTCACCTTCAAAGTCTAGGCGTTTTATTGATTCAGTCATGTGACCTCCTTTGTTGTTGTTAATGTGTTTTAAATATCACTGGTTGTTTCTTCATTGCCCAGCATAGACCACAATCAGCACAGCTCTTAGCCTTGCCTGTCTGCTCTGGACATATCACACCTTTGTCTGCTATCTCTTCTGAGTTAGCTGATA